TGCTTGAATATCTCTTAACTGGTCATCTGAACCATTAGTAAATGTTGTAATAGATAAAGAAGGTGCTAAACCATTACGAATGTTATTTGTATGGAAGTTGTCTATTTCTGTATCTAATTCGATCACTCTATATGCACCAACATAATCAGGTAAAGGATAATATCTTTGTCCTGGTCTATAGTTTTGGTGTACATATAATTGATGAGGTTCTTCTACCTTTTTAGAAATATCAAAAGAAGGAATATAAGTAGCTTCATCTTCAGTTACAACTGTTCTACTTCTACCTATTTTATCCCATTTTGAACTAATATAGTATCCAGGTATTTTACCTCTGTAATCTTTTTCTTTTGCTCTAAGATAAGAAAAGTCAACATGATGAAACTCTGCCCTTGTTCTATCATTTGACCATATTACCTCAAGAGCGAATGAGCCATGTAGTTTATAATCTAATGCTACTTTCGCATATATATCATTCCATGTTTCTCCCGAACTATTAGCTCGTTCTAAATATATCTCTTCATTTGCAGTTAATCCTTGACCTAAGATACCTTGTACAATAGCATTTACTGCTGCTGCATGAATAGATGATTTATTATATATGTCGATGGTAGTTTGAGGAAATAAATTATCTTCTCCGAATTTAATATATTCGTCTCTACTACCTTGTTCTCTCCAATCAAAGAATTTATTGCCACCAGATGGAGGTGGTATTCTTTGAAATTTTAATTTTTTAATATTATCTGCCATTTTACGAGTTATAAGTTGTGTAACTACCTATCTGATTGGTATCAGTATATGTCGTAATTGATTGTTCATTGGTACCGTATACGTATGCTCTATCTTGTGAAATTACACTAGCACTTTGTATTACAAAATTTATTGAATCAACATCGGACCAAAGACTATTTAAAGTACCAAATTGAACATGTTCTGTACCCCATTTAGCCGGTGCAGGTTCTGCTTGATATAATAATTCTGCTTGATATTGACCAGATACGGAAGGAACTCCACTACCTGATGGTGCTTGTAAAATAATTACTGATGATTTGTTTTTACTTACACTGGTGTTAAGTCTAGTTAAAGTAACTAAAGAATTACTATTGTCTAGACTTTGAGATAATGATAACCTATAAAAAGGTGTTAAACTAGCACTGAAAGGTATCTCATCAGGATACATTACAAATGTAGAATTCGATGCTGTAGAGTATAGATTAATCATAATTATAAAATAAGAAAAAAGGCAACGGTATACAAACAACCCTTGCCTTAATTCTCATTAGTTTATATTAGTAAGAAACTGTAATACCTGTTAAAGCATCAGTTAATGCACCAGATGTTGAAACTTCTTGTGCTGGGAATGGTTCCAAGCCTTCGAAAGTTAAAGCATACTGATTGGCATCACCAAATGCAGTTCCAGTCGTTCCAGAGCCTCCTGTAAGTGTTGCTCCTCTGTCTTTTCCTATGTAGAAAAATTTACCAGAATAATCTTCAGATCCGTTATTGGTTTCAACAACGATTTTTAAATCTGGGTTTTGAGCAAGTACCTTAACTTGGTTTCTGACCGCAGTTTGAAGCTTATGGAATGCTACGTTTACAGTTTGGGTATAAAATACGGTTCCGTTTTCAAGACTAGGGTTAGGTGTCTCAGTAAAGTCGCCAGTGTTTTTAGTCAAATCAAATTGATAAAAAATACCGTCACCTGAGATATCTGTAATTTCACCTGAACTTTCTGTTACTGTAGTAACTGATCCAGATAAAATATAAACAGACTTAATACCACCAGAGTTATCTCTACATCCTAATTGGAAACCTGCTGTTACATCACAAGCCATAATTGTTTAATTTTAAGGTTAAAAATAAAAAGGCGGTTCGGTTAAAAACCGCCCTTATAATAAGCTTCTATTAGCTAAGTCCGTTAGAGACTATATACTCAGGGAATGCTACCTGTACACCTAACTTAGATTTAAGTCTGTGTTTCAGTTGGTCTGCATTAATATCATACCATAATTGGAATGAAGTTTCATCAGACATTAAGTCAGTTCCGACTACTGCATAAGCATCAGGCATTAATGCAATTCTATTTCCAGTAATACCAGAAGTACCTACTACTTTTACGTTTTGGAATGGATATGCCATTTGTAGGATACCTGTTCTGTTTGAAATTGATGCTGGGTCAAAATAGAAATTGTTAGCTTGTCTTAAAGCAGTTACATATTTTCTAAAGTTACCAGTGCTCATCCAGATAGTAAGGTCATCTCTATCAGCAATATCAGGATTGATATTTTCAATCAATGCATCTAGAATTCCTAGTGCAGAAGTTGAAGTAAATGATCCTGTTGCTTCGTTAGGTACAACAACTCCAGCTGTAGAACCAGAAGTATATAGACCTAGTCCGTCTGTAGAGTTCCATAGGAATGCATCATCAGATTTTTTCATCTGATTTACAACCATATCTGTATAAGTTTCTGCTAAAGCAAATGTTTCGTTGTAAGAACCTGCAGAAAGTGCAGAAATTCCTAAATATTTGCTATTCAACTCGTCTAAACAAAGTCCATCATAAGAAGTTCTTTGAGTAACGGTAATGTTACGTTGTGTAGCAGTTAAGCTACCAGAAGGAGAAGACACACAGTTACCATTTTGTACTTGTAGGTCTACCTCCATAATGTTAAGAGGTTCTTGGTATTTGATTCCCTCTTGGATAGGAAGAATACTAGTTGTGTATCCTTCGAATACGATCTTTGGTACTACTTTTCCAGCAACTTCGTTGTTGAATGCGTCCAAAGCTGAGACATCTAAAGCCATAATTAATTATTTTTTAAGAGTTTTGTTATTTGCTTTTGCTTTTAAAATCATATCATACTGAGCTTTCTTTTGATTGAAAGGCTCTTTTTCCCAAACTTGTGTTCTGGGAGTAATAGTTGCTGAAAATTTAGCTTTTGCCTTTTCAACAGGCTCAGAAGCTGGTGCTGACATATATTCAGAAAGTTTTTCATCATGTTCAGCTAATTTTGCTTTTAGTGCTTCAATTTCTGGAGCAACTATTTCTGCAATAGCTTCGATGATTTTTTCTTCCATCTCTACGTCGTGTTCACCTAATTCTTCAATGATTTCCTCTTCAGCTAACTCTTCTTTTGAAACTTCCTCAGTAGTAACTTCTTCTTCGCTAAAAGTTTCTGTTTCTTCAGCAGACATTTCTTGTTCTGCTAAACTACCTTCGTCTGTTCCGTCAGGTCTTGCAACACCGGTGATTTTTCCTTCTTCATCAACAGTGATTACAATACCAGATTCAGTTGTGTGTTCACCCGAAGGAGCAATTACATGCTCTCCTTCTTCAGTAATCACATGCAACTCTTGACCCACTTCGAATTCAGCATCTAACATATTTGTTATCTTAGTGCCATCAACGAGGGTAGCTTCAGCAAAAGATGTTTCTTTTACTTCTTCTATATTGGTTTCTGTGTTGTTTATCTCTGTCAAATTGAAGTACTTCTTAACCAATGTTTTTAATTCCTCTTTTTGCATAGTGAGTAAATTAAAAGGTTAATTAAAAGTTTTACTATGATAAATAGCTATAATATACTTTTTTTTAAAAAATTCCTTATGACAGTTGTTTTTTTGGGAAATAATGCCTATAATATAATAAATGACGAGGGTTACCGTCTAAAAATATTTACAAACCTCTTTAGAGTGTCCTAGTAACCCAGGCCTCTTTAGGGGTTTTGTTTTTTGACATCCTTTCTCCTGAGTGACGATACACCAAGATCAAGCCTTAGGATAAGAGTAGTAAGAGTCAAAACAGGTGCTAAATTACTAGAATATAGTAATTCCTGAACATTAAACCAAAAAGTGGTAAATAGAGGTACTCAATCCTCCGGTGCAAATCCGATTGGTATCATTTATAAGTTTAATTATTACAATAGGCAAAATTAAGGAATAGTTTACGCTATACCAATAGTGTAACTATGTCCTATAAAAAATTTTTTAGTATATTTTTGGTTTTTCGGTTTCAATAGACTATTTTATATAAAGACAATCATGGAAAGTAAAATTTGTAACAAATGTAATCAAGATAAACCGATATCTGAGTATTACAGAATTGAAAAAAAGAACGGTGGTTATTACGAATATAAGTACTGTAAAAAATGTCATTACGAAAAGATGACTAAACATACGTCAGAAAAATGGCGTAAACAAAATCCTCAAGCATGGTCAAAAGCAGTACACAAAGCACAAAGAGATTATTGGTCTAGACAAAAGAAAGGTGTTTACTTACTTGTAACTGATATAGGTTTATATGTAGGAGCATCAGATAAATTAACTTCTAGAATTTTGCAACATACATATAACTACGGTGGTAATGTTGCTTCTAAAGGTGCTAAAATATTATATCATAAAATACTTGCAGAGGAATCCGATAGAGATAAACGTTTAGAATTAGAAAAAAAGTTTATTAAACTTCTACAACCGGCTTTAAATCAAATGCATACTGACAAGTATAAAACTCACTTTCAATTAAATAACCCTAGAAAGAAAAAATGAACGAAACTATATTCGTACAAATAGCAAGTTATAGAGATCCACAACTGCTACCAACACTAAAAGATTTATTCGATAAAGCTAAGTACCCAGATAATATTAAGGTTTGTGTAGCATGGCAGCATAATAAAAATGACTTATGGGATAACTTAGATGAATTTAAAGATGATACTAGACTTGATATTATTGACATTGATTATCTTACTGCAAAGGGAGCTTGTTGGGCTAGAAACTTAATACAGCAAAGATACAATGGTGAAACTTATACACTACATTTAGACTCACACCATAGATTTGAAAAAGATTGGGATGAAACTTGTATAAACATGTTAAAAGATTTACAAGATAAAGGACATAAAAAACCTTTACTTACATCTTACATTCCATCTTTTGATCCAGAAAACGATCCTGACGGACGGGTCAATACTCCCTGGGGTATGCAATTTGATAGGTTTACCCCAGAAGGAGTTGTTTTCTTTATGCCTTACTATATGGAAAGGTTTAAACTAAATCCTGAACCTGCTAGATGGTTTTCAGCTCACTTTTGTTTTACCTTAGGACAACACTGTATAGAAGTACCACATGACCCAGAATATTATTTTCATGGTGAAGAAATAACACTTGCTGTTAGATCTTTTACCCATGGTTATGATTTATTTCATCCCAATAAAGTAGTTGCATATCATGAATACACTCGTAAAGGTAGAACAAAACAATGGGATGACGACAATACTTGGAATGATAAAAATTTATTTTGTCATAAAAAAGTAAGATCATTACTAGGTGTAGATGGAGAAAATGAAAT